GTAGTCTCGACTTGAGAGGTACACAGATAACTGATACAAGCAAAGTTGTTAAGCTTAAAAATGGCGATTATAAAGAGGGACAATATATTTATTGTGATGGCATATTAACGCATGTAAAATGCAAGCGCAAAGTTGGGGAATATGATCTTTATGTCGGAAAAACAAAAGGGAAAAATGTTGTGAGCGATGGTGAACTGTACGCACATTGCACAACTCTGCGCGATGGTATTGCTGATTTGCTTTTTAAACGTGCGGCAGATAGAGGGGCAGAACAGTATAAAGATTTAAAGCTTGATAGTGTAATGACACGCGATGAGGCCATAACTATGTACCGCATTATTACAGGCGCATGCAGGGCGGGTACAGAGAGATTTGTTAGCAGTTTAAAAGAATTGAAAGACACCTATACAGTGCGAGAGGTTTTGGAAATTACAGAAGGGCAGTATAACGCAGATAAAATTGCCGAGTTTTTTAATTGGGAGAAATAAACCATGAAAAGATACATATTGCCGATACTGATTGTTGTAATCTGTGCGGCTGCGATAGTTGTTGACAACATTTATTGTGCGGCAACCAAACCAAAACCAGAAGTTACAGAGCCGGAACCCGAAGTAATTACCGAAACGATATATGTTGAGGTGCCGGTAAAAGAGACGGTTGTTGAGACAGTGTTCAGTCATGACGTGCACTACGTTGAAGTGCCGATCAGCGCGGAATACACAGCAGACGATCTGTATTGCTTGGCTGCGGTGATTTATCAGGAAGCCGGTGGGAACGCTTGCTGTGATGAGTGCCGTAAAAACGTGGGCGATGTAGTGCTGAACAGAGTGGCAGACGAGCGTTTCCCTGACACGATTAGAGAAGTGCTTGAAGCTCCGGGGCAGTACGGCACATTCAGCCAGACCGGCGTTGTGTGGCCTGACAGAGCGAATTTTGCCATAGAGCGTGACGCTGTTGTGAGAGCTTGGCACACTGCGGCAAAGCTGTTAGGCGGCGAACATGGCGCACTGTACGGCAACGGCTATATATGGCAGGCCGAATTTGAACAGGGCAGCGGCGGTTATTGGTGCTGTGGAACGTATTACGGGAGGTAAGAATGCTTGGGCACACGAAAGACTATGAACCGTGTAAAGGCTGTGCGTATTGGCGACCGCTTTCGAGCGGACACGTTAAATATCTTTACTGTTGTCACCACTTACTTGATACAGGAATACGCAGACCGCACGATGGTGATAAATGCTACGGCTACAGTACGGACCGTAAAGCTGCGTTTGTCGGGTTCGATGTGCCGCTCAGCCAGAGGTGAAACGATGATTAAAATTAAAGACCCGGTATTGGAGTACAGATGCGCGGTGTTGGTCATGCCGAGTGCGCCCGATCCTATCGCCCAGAGACGCAAAGTAAGGTCTGACGACCCGGAAGAGATAGCCCGCTGTATGAGCTGCACCAAAAAGAAGTGTACGGATTGTTTGACATATCAAAAAAAGAAGCGGAGGAAGAAATGATAGAAACACGCAGAACCGGCAGAACATTACCGCAAGCTTACCACAATGCGCTGCACTTTTTGCACGAGTGGGGTAAAGTAACGCCCTGCCCCGATTGGAACACAATGCAGAAAGAAGTTTCGCTGACTATGATCGTCAAAGAGCCGCTTAGAGAGCCGATGATAAGCAAGTGTTTTATAGGCGGCCCGAAAGAGCTTGAACAATATAGACAGGAAATGCTTTACGGCATACTCGATTTTGAGGTCGATAAGGGCAACTGGCACTATACATACCATAAGCGCATGGAGAAGCAAATTCCGTTTGTAATTGACGAGCTGAAACGCAACCCCGATTCGCGCCGGGCGGTTATTAGCATAAGAGACAATGACGCGGATATGTACAGCAACGACCCCGCTTGTCTGCAGCACATTCAGTATTTTATCAGAGACGGCGCACTGGAATGTGTAGTGCTGTTCCGATCTAATGACGCTTGCAAGGCGGCCTTTATGAACGCTTTCGCGCTGATAATGTTACAGAAGCGTATAGCTGACGAGCTGGGTGTTAAGGTCGGCACATACACGCACCGGGCGAATAGCTTTCACTGTTATGAAAAGGACTTTGAAATGCTTGCCGGTTATGTCGAGCGTATCAGAAAAGGCGATGCGACTTACTGCTATAAAGGCGAATGGGACGAGCTCATGGAAGAAGCAAGGCTGGAAATTGAAGAAATGGTAGAAGAACTTAAAAAGCGATGAGGAGTTGTAGGGAGTGAAAGTAGGGCTAATAGACGTAGATGGGCACAATTTCCCGAATTTAGCTTTAATGAAAATAGCTGCTTACCACAAAAAACTCGGCGACAGTGTTGAATGGTGCATAGGCTTAGATAGCTACGACAGAATATATCAAGCTAAAGTTTTCGACGAAACATATACAGAAGATATAAATTTTATGCCACAAGCGAAAGAAATTATAAAAGGCGGAACAGGGTATTTTAGACGCAAAAAGGTAGGCAAAGAACTGCGGAGCGAAATATATCACTGTGGAAAATGGGTTGATATAGGCTCAAGATCGGAAATAAATCTTGCAAACGAGTTGTATTGTGAGTATTTGCCTCCCGAAATAGAGCATATTTATCCCGATTATTCGCTTTATAAAAACCTTACAAAAGGAACTGCGTATGGATTCTTAACGCGAGGTTGTCCGCGAAATTGTGGCTTTTGCATTGTTGGTTGTAAAGAGGGATTAAAAAGTGTAAAGGTCGCTGATTTAAAAGAATTTTGGCACAGACATAAAAATATTAAACTGTTAGACCCGAATATTCTTGCTTGTCGCGATCACATGGAATTACTAGAACAGCTCGCAAAAAGCAAGGCTTGTGTAGACTTTACACAGGGGCTTGATATTAGAATGACAACGCGGGAAAACGTCGAGCTATTAAACAAAATTAAGGTCAAACAAATTCATTTCGCGTGGGATAATCCAAAAGACAAACTCGAAAAACGGTTTGAAGCATACGCGGCAATGACTACACATAAGCCCCATGGGCACTTTGCCTCGGTGTATGTGTTAACAAATTTTTATACAACAATGGAAGAAAATCTGTACCGCGTTTATACCTTACGCGATATGGGTTTTGCCCCATATGTAATGATTTATGACAAACCGCACGCGCCGCGCGAAATAAGACTTTTACAAAGATGGGTAAATAATAAACGTATTTTCAGAAAGTGTGAACGCTTTGAGGATTACGACCCGAGACAGGGGTGAAAGGAGTTAAAAATGAATTACTGGGAAAACATTTGCAAAATAAACGATAGACAGGAAGCTAAAGGCTTGGACAAATACGGCATGCCTTTAGAGGAAAATAAAGACTTGTCCTTTTCGGAGCGTATCAACCATTTACAGGAGGAGCTTGTCGATGCTCTTAAATACTGCGAGCACTTAAAAGCATATAAGACCTCCCACCTTACCCTCAACGATTTGGCAAGTGTTATTCACCTCAATGCCGAGGAGCACGGCTGGTGGGACGAACCCCGCAGCTTTGGTGACATTGCAGCTCTGTGCCATTCGGAAATATCTGAAGCTTTAGAAGAGCACCGGGACGGTAGACCGATGGCATATGTTGTGTCGGGTGCAACGATGGTAAAAGACCCGAAGAAGTGGAAAGCACACGAAAAGCCCGAGGGCGTAGCAGTAGAAATGATAGATTGCCTTATCCGTATCCTTGATTGGCTCGCATGGGCGGAGGTTGACATTGACGAGCTGTTGATGCTCAAGCACGAGTACAACAAGACAAGGCCGTATAAGCACGGCGGAAAGGTGATGTAATGAAAAAGTTTTTGAAATCGATGGCGGTTTTTAAGTGGTGAAAATTATGGAAAGATTAACAGAAAGATTTTCAAATGGTCAAGCAGCGGTAGCTGGTTGCGGAGATAACTGTAAATACAATTATAAGTATTGTAAATTTAACGAAGCTAATTGCCCTACTCTTGATGAAATTTACGAAAAACTTGCATTCTATGAAGACCTTGAAGAAAAAGGCGAACTGCCAATTGTGTATGGTGTAAATGTATATCCTTGTACAAATTGTGGTGTTGGTTGGGCTTCAATTTCTACACAAGGTTGTAAGTCGTGCCATGATGATTGCGAAAAGCTCAGAGAGTATTATAGAAAAGAATACGACTATTAAAAACAAACTTTTAAACGGAGAAAGGAAAGACGATGACTGACAGAGAAAAGCTGATGTGAATGGCGGAAATGTTTGTTTTATATCGCGGCGAAGAGCCTGTCGCTTATCTATATGGAGACTCTTGGGCTCCGTTGTGGATAGACGGCGGATATCCTACTAAGGAAGAAGCTATTGCGGCGTGGGAGGCGGAAAACAATGCGGTTGATTGATGTACCGATGCTTGAAAACGATATAGGAGCGGCTACGGTAGGCGAGTTTTTAAAAACGCTTTTGATTACTCTGTGGGAAGAAGGAGAGGGTTTCTCGGGCAAGCGTCCGTTCGGTAACAGCGATTGGCAGTATCAAGTTTATGCTTCGCTTATTAAGGCTGGATGCATTATAGGCAAATTTGATGAAGATGGGTATATAAATGATGCCGATTATCAAAAAGCAGACCGCATTATCAAAGATGCCGTAAGAGAGGTATTTGATGCTGTGCCTGTGGTTAGGTGTAAGGATTGCAAGCACTGGGACGAAAATTATGAGATATGTTTACCAGACAACGAAAGAGGTTGTAAGTGCAAAATGTTTACAGTTGATGAGGGAGCACTGATTTACACCGCGCCTACAGGTTATTGTTGGTGCGGAAAAAAGGAGGTCTGACGATGCGGTTGATTGATGCTGATGCGTTGATGGAACTGTATATTGAAGATGGATTTGGAGGAAACCTATGCCCCGAAAGAATAAACTAAACCCGCGTAAAAAGGTGCTGACGGAAGCTGACACCAAACGTGCTATGCGAGAGCTTGAGGCGGTGAGAGAGGATATCATCCGACAGGCCGATGAGTTCGATAAGCAGAGAGCGGAGATAATACACAAAGCGGCATTAGACGCTATATACAGCACTTACGCTATTGTATTTCGTTGGCTCAAAGATAAGCGCGGATGGAAAACAGAAAGCCTTAAACGGCTGCAGACCGGCACTGACACTATAAGCCGATCTGTAACGAGCGGTGAAATTACACTACAGGATATTTTCCAGAGCCTTAAAGACGAGGACGAAATTGTATTTGAAGGGATTCAATATAAGGAGGGATAGATTGTTTAAGTGTTTAGAGTGCGGACACATATTTGAAGAGGGGGAGCAGCTGCGATGGACAGAATCACACGGTGAGCCAATGGACGGTTGCCCGATTTGCCGATCTGCTTACGCCGAAACTGTGCGTTGTAAAACATGCGGTTCTGCACATTTAGACGATGAACTTTATGATGGTATTTGCTTAGAGTGCCTTGACGATAACATTACATACGACACATTCCTTGAATACCTGAAAGACACAGAAGGGGCGTTAGAACACTTTATGCTCGCTGTTGTGCCGGGTACAAAAGACAAGTTACACGCGATGCTCGAGGAGTGGTACAGACGTTTTAAAGCCGATGATAAGTTGCGCGGTAAGGCTGAGTTTTTGAATAAGATGCGCAAATACGTTTTGAATGATGATGGCGTTTACGGCAGGACGGATTTTGCGGAATGGCTGAACAGGAGGAGCGCATGACAGAGAAAGAATACCGCTCTCATCCTGCGGTGAGCCGTTCAGAACTGTGGCGAATGTCAGAAAGTCCGGAAAAATTCAAATATTTCAGGGATAACCCGCCCAAAGCTACACCGTCACTCACGTTCGGTCAGTTGATCCACGCAATGATCCTGCAGCCAGACACAGTGCACACAGATTTTTGTATAGAACTTACTGTGAATCGCAGGACCAAAGAGGGGCGTGAAGCTTACGAAAAGTGGCTTGAAACCGTGGGCGATAAAACCGTGATATCTGCCGAAATGTGGGAAAAAGCGCTTGCAATGCGTGACGCTCTGAGTAAAAACAGGACAGCTACGGCATTACTTGACGGTCAGCACGAAGTCCCGTTTTTTTGGACGGACGAGGACACCGGCGAAGAGTGCAAGTGCCGAGCCGATTGTATAACACAGACCGACAGCGGCTTGATAGTGGTTGACTACAAGAGCACGGCAAACGCA